ATCGTGATACAACTAATTTTATTCCTGTTAATATTCCTAAACAAGCAACAATGTTAATGATAGTTGGCGCAGGTGGAGGTGGCGGCGGCGGTGGTGGAAACTCTAATACTTCCGGAAACCGCGGCGGCGGCGGTGGCGGCGGATGCTCTTCAATGTCAACAGTGCTAATTCCAGTCGCATTTGTTCCTTCTGTTATCCATGTAAAGATAGGGCCTGGTGGAGCTGGCGGCACCTCAAACACAGCGGGTGCTAACGGCGCACATTCATATGTTGCTGTATCTCAATCAACTGCAAATGATCAATTAATTTGGATATCAGGAAACGCTGGCGCCAACGCCGGAGCTGGAAGCACAGGATCTGCCGGCGGCGCCGCGGGAATAGCTGGATCTATTCCAATTGTTAATGCGGCAGGATTTAGTGCGCACGGATTATGCAGTTTTATTGCCGGTCAAGCTGGTAGCGCAGGAGGGACCAGCGGTGCTGGTGGAGCGGCTGTAACTGTTGGATTATCAGGAATTATATTATCAGGTGGATCCGGCGGTGGAGGCGCAAACGCCACTACTAGTTTTTCAGGCGGCAATATGATAGGTTCGCGAACGCTTACTGGGGCGGCCGCGGGTATTAATGGTTTTTCAAATATCAGATATGGATTTAATAATCCGGAAATGTTTGGTTTTTTTGGTGGAACAGGCGGTGGTAGCAATACATCAGGAACAGGCGGTAAAGGTGGTGATGGCGCCCCTGGTTGTGGTGGCGGTGGAGGCGGGGCCGGTGTAACAGCTGGTGCTGGTGGTAAAGGTGGTGATGGCTTTGTGTGGATATATTGGTGGTAGTATAGTATTGATAAATATGTAAAATCAATGATTGCCAATGTAGGGAAAGGGAACTCGTATGGCAGATGTAGACTTCTTTGTTCGTAATGGATTGGTGGTCAACAATAACATATTAGTCGTAAACGTTTCTACTTCACGCGTTGGTATCAACAACGTAACACCAGACGCTTCATTATCAGTAACAGGTACTGCAAATGTGTCCGCTAATCTTTGGATTGGCGGAATTGCTACGTTCGGTGGCAATACATTATTCAGCGGTGCTGTGCAAACAATCAACGGAAATAGCAATTTTGATTCCGGTGTGTTGTTTGTTGATTCTGTTAACAATCGTATTGGTATTAACAATACTGCACCAACTGCTTCGTTAACAATAACAGGAACAGCTAACGTTTCTGGTGTAGTAAATTTTGGTGCAAACGTTTCAGGCCCAGGAACTTCAACTAATCTTGATGGGTTTCTGATTGACTGTGGAACATTCTCATAATATTAAGGAGTCACTATGAAGAGCTTATGGTCAATGTATCCCGCACTACTTGAGTGGGAAACATGCAATGATATTATAACACATGCAAACAAAATTCGACCGGTCGATGCTAATATTGGAACAGATAGACAAGTAAATCCATCTGTTCGCGCGTCAACAGTTCGATGGATAAATTATGAAAATGAAGATTTTACTGATGTGTGGAAATTTATTGAACGAAAGTTTAAGCAAGCTAATGCAGAAAACTTTGGTGTCAATATCGATTATCTTCCACCATTACAGTTCACAACGTACTCACATACACCGGAAGCTGATGGCCATTATGACTGGCACGTAGATATTTTCTGGGAAGCTGGTAACCTATCCGATCGAAAGCTTTCAATGGTAATTCAACTTTCTGATCCTAAGGATTACGATGGTGGTGAATTACAATTTGAAGGTGTAACTGTTCATCCGGATCCAAAAGAATTTAAGCAACGTGGATCAGTAATCATATTCCCATCATTTGTTAAGCATCGTGTTACTCCTGTTACTCGAGGAACACGTCACTCATTAGTTGGATGGATTCAAGGGCCAACATGGCGATAAAGGTTAAGTTTATTTCAAATAATGTGACGGGACGTACTCCTAACAGTACTGTTATTGCTGCGATGAGCACTGGCGAATTTGCAATCAATACAGCGGATGCATATATTTGGGTTAAACATTCTAATGGCACATTAACACTGATAAACAATAAAGGACCTACTGGACCAACCGGCTCTACTGGACCAACCGGCTCTACAGGAACTGCGGGTGGCACAGGACCAACCGGAACTGCAGGAACTGCTAATACAACTCCTGGCCCTGCCGGTCCAACTGGTCCAACAGGACCAACCGGAACTGCGGGTGTCGCTGGTAGCACAGGACCGACTGGTCCTACCGGACCAGCTGGTTCAAATGGACCTACTGGTCCTACTGGACCTGCAGGAACTGCTAACACAACACCCGGTCCAACAGGACCAGTCGGTGGAACTGGTCCAACGGGTCCAAATGGTGTCGCTGGACCAACAGGTCCTCCAGGCCCTCCGGGACCTCCAGGTCCTCCAGCCTGGGGGCCTCCAGGTGGAGGAGACGGTGGATAATGGCTATTAAAGTAAAATTTTTTGCAAATGGTACCTCAGCTGTTTCTCCTAATGCTGCAATTATTGCAACAATGATAACAGCTGAATTGGCGTTCAATTCAGCTGATGGTACATTGTTCATAAAACATTCTGATGGTACTTTAAAAACAGCTGTTATTAGAGGACCAACAGGCTCCACAGGACCAACCGGTCCGACGGGCCCTACTGGTTCTACCGGACCAACAGGACCAACAGGACCAAACAGCAGCAATGGACCTTTAGGATCAACAGGACCGACTGGTCCTACCGGGCCGGCCGGCGCTGCAAATACGACACCAGGCTCTACTGGGCCCACTGGTCCTTCTGGAACACCAGGCGTAGCAGGACCGACTGGCCCGACTGGTCCAAATGGCGGCAATGGTCCGGTAGGCCCTACTGGTCCAACAGGCCCTACTGGTCCTACTGGAACTGCTAATACAACACCCGGTCCTCCGGGACCTCCAGGCCCTCCAGGACCTCCTGGGCCATCATTCTAATTTTTGGAGAACAGTTTTGGCAATTAAGGTTAAAATTTTAGCTAATAATGTTTCTGGTGTTTCTCCAAACTCATCAGTAGTTGCTGCAATGAGTCAAAACGAAATTGCAGTTAATACAGCTGACGGTCTATTGTGGATAAGAAATTCTGGTGGAACGCTAACGCTAATAAACAAAACCGGATTAACTGGCCCTGCTGGTTCAACAGGTCCTACTGGACCAGCTGGTCCTACTGGGCCCACTGGTCCTTCTGGAACGCCTGGTGTAGCTGGTGGCCCAGGTCCCACAGGACCAACGGGGCCTACCGGTCCAGCTGGTACAAATGGACCGACTGGTCCAACGGGCCCTACCGGTCCTACCGGAACTGCGGGTGGCACAGGACCAACCGGAACTGCAGGAACACCAGGCGTAGCAGGATCAACTGGACCTGCAGGACCAAACGGACCAACAGGGCCAGCCGGCGCGAACGGACCAACGGGTCCAGCGGGCCCTCCAGGCCCTCCAGGACCTCCAGGTAGCGCACCACCTGGTGGACCTGGTGGTGGTGGATAATTTAAACAAGGAACAACAAATGGATCAACCAGAATCAACAAATGAAGCATGGGTAGCCAAACTATGGCGCCCTGCTATGGCTTGGCAATACTTTATCATTTGTATGTTTGATTTTCTTGTTGCTCCAATTATGTACGCAACAATTAATCTGCATGCAATGTCTGACAAGATCATTCAATGGGATCCTCTAACACTTCGTGGTGGAGGACTGTATCATCTTGCAATGGGTGCAATTATTGGTGTAACTGCTTGGTCAAGAAGCCAAGAAAAAATGGTTTGGATGAACTGGTATCGCTATCAACAAAACCAACAAGCTGCAGCTACTGAAACGCCAGTTGAAGGTGAAGAAGATGAGCGAGTAACAGCTAAAGAAACGGAAGGTAAGTAATCCATGATAGCACTTCTATCATCAATTTTTGGAATTGTATCGGGATTGATACCATCACTAATTAGCCTGCTACAAAAGAGAATGGAATATCAATATGAACTCAAGCTCATTGAACTCAAAATTGAAGCAGCTACAAAGAATCTCGAACTACAGACTGTGGTTACAGATATGTCAACTTTGGTTGAAGAAGGGAAAGATCTTCGACTGGCTGATTCTCTTATTGATGGCGGACAGTTTATTAACACACTCAGAGCGTCTATTCGGCCGGTCATTACTTACGTTTTTTTCGGCCTTTTTATCATAACAAAGCTCGCTGCAGCATTTGTTATGCTCGCTCAAGGGCTAAATATACCTGACATGCTTAATGCAATATGGGATACGCATACTGTTGCTTTGTTTGGTGCTATTATGGGATTCTGGTTTGGATCTCGTGCAGTAACAAAAATGGAAGAAATGAGACAGCAGCGAAATGATGCGCGAAGCAACAATACAAATGTTTCGGTTAGAAAGTAGAAAGGAACAGAATATGTTTTTTATCGGATTAGCAGTTGGGTTGATTGTTGGTTGGAATGTACTTCCACAACCAAAGTTTATGGTTGACCTTGTTGAAAAAGTCAAGGCCAAGTTTTCAAAGACAACTCCAACAGTATAAACTGTTTCAATCCCCTGTATGATAAATATCACAACATATAACCATACAGGGGATTGCAATGGCAATTGCGCGCACAAGAGAAACGTTTAAACAAAAATGCCTTCGTAATTTAGGCGCGCCAGTTATCGAAATCAATATCGATGATGATCAAGTAGAAGATCGTGTGGACGAGGCTCTACGCTATTATGCTGATTATCATTTTGACGGTTCAGAAAAAGTTTATGTAAAGCATATGCTAACGGCAGCGGATTTTCCGACTGCCGTTAAAACTGTTGATATTGCCGATGGTGGAACGCTATATTCCAACACAGACACAATTGTGTTTACAGCGAATGATCTAGTAGGCAGCAATGCAGCTGCAACTCTAGTTACAGATGCTAATGGAACAATTACATCAATAACAATGACCAATAATGGTGTATTGTATCAGGTACCACCAACTGCAACAGTAACCACATCAACTGGATCAGGTGCTGATCTACGACCACAATTGGGCGGATACTTGGATATTCCTGAAAACACGATCTCGATTGTTAATCTATTTGATGTTGGTGGTGCATTCAATATTAACAACTTGTTCTCTGTACCATATCAATTCTACCTAAACGATTTACACACACTTACTTCAACGTCGATGGTTCCGTATTATATGGCGAGAACACACATCAACTTGATTGAAGAAATGTTGGTTGGTAAACAACCACTTCGATTTAACAGACACAAGAATCGTGCATACATTGATATGAACTGGCAACGATTGGGTGTCGGTAATTACCTTGTGCTGGAAGGATATGAAAAGATTGATCCTACACAGTTCCCAGATGTATGGAACGATAGATGGCTTGAGCGTTATTGCACAGCACTAATCAAGAGACAGTGGGGCGGAATCTTGACCAAGTTTACTCAAATGCCAATGGCTGGTGGTATGATGTTTAATGGTGATAAGATTTATGATGATGCTGTTGCAGAAATTGCATTATTGGAGACCGAGATGATTAACAGCTATTCTCTTCCTGTTGGTGATATGATAGGCTAATATGAAAACATTCAAACAATTTTGCACAGAAACTAACGACAACGTTGATCCAATGGACGTCAAGCGGGCGTACTACAAACTAAAAGCAAAGAAAGATCGTAATGAATTTGAAGAGCGGAAGCTAAAAGTTCTTGCAGATCATCCAGATGTAAAGGGCAAGTAACTTGACTATTGGATTTGTATATTGCTGGACAAACAAAATAAATAATAAACTATACGTTGGTGTGCACAAAGGAGAGCCAACGGATGGATATATTTGTTCGTCTACTTTGGTTAAGGAACAAATTAAATTTGATCCTTCTATATGGTCTAGACAAATTATCATGCAAGGTAATTATGATGCTATGAGGATATTAGAGCAAAAAATCCTCATGGCTGTTAACGCCAAGTACAACGAAGATTTTTATAACAAGCACAATGGTGATGGTAATTTTTGGATTGGTCATGGTGGATTTTCCGAACAACACAAAAAAGCTTTATCAGAAGCAGCCAAGAAAAGAACAAAACAAGGCCGCACAGGCATAAAGTTTACAAACGAATCTCGCGCGAAGCTTAAAATTGCAAGAAACAAACGAACCGATAAACCAAATTTAGGTAAGAAGCATACTGCAGCCGCAAGAAAAAAAATGAGCAAAGCTAGAAAAAGTTTGGTTAATTTACACGAATTGTGTTCATATGCTGGAAAAATATCTCAACAAAAAAGAGCTCTTGATCCAACCTATTCTCTTCGTCAATCAGAATCAATGAAAAATATTTGGGCCAAAAGAAAAGCTCAAAAACAATTTGATGTAGGAGGATAATATTTCTACCAACCAATATTTCAACAACGTTGGAGCATCGAGAGAGCAAACACTACTTGAAGACTTAACAATTGAGTCGATCAAGATGTTTGGCCATGATGTGTATTATCTGCCACGTACGTTGAACAATAAAGATGAGTTGCATGGCGACGACGATCAATCAACATATTCAAAAGCAATTTTGATTGATATGTACATTCGTAATTATGATGGGTTCCAAGGTCAAGGGGTATACATGTCAAAGTTTATGACAGAGATACGAGACCAAATTACATTTTCTGTTGCGCGCCGAACATTTGACCTCGAGGTTGGACAACAAGAAGGATTCATTCGGCCTCGTGAAGGTGATCTAATTTACTTTCCAGTAAATGGCCGCGTATTTCAAATTCAGTACGTCAACAATACTCCTGTATTTTTCCCAACAGGACAACTACAAACATGGGACTTGACATGCGAATTGTTTGAGTATTCAGCTGAACAGTTTTCTACTGGAATTGAAGAGATCGATTCGATTCAGGTTAATCATTCAATCAACATTTATGATTATGCACTTGAGACAACAGATGGATATGCAATCAAAACTGGAGATGATGATATTCTTGTTACAAACAAAATTGACACAATCGTTGTTTACCCAACAGAAGAAAATGATATTATTCAGGCCGAGAGTGATCAATATTTGAACTTTGATCAGATCGATCCATTCTCTGCTAACGGAGCATATTAATGTTAGAACCTTTCAAATCATTTATTATAGAGCACTATGTTAATCTGATTGGCGACCATCCAGATAAAGAAAAGCATGCTGAACATGTCCATTCAATGTTGCAGCGTTCTTATGCTGCTATTGGTGGAATAAAAGGAAATGGGTTTCAATCTCCACAGCACATGGTAAAGCATATCCATCATTGGAAGCTTGTTCGTAAAGGTGGTAAGATTGTTTCTGGTGTATTCTATAAAAACAAAGGTGGCCGAAAAATTGTAGCTACAGCACATGATGGATCTGATGAGGGTCGCGATTCATTAAAACATACGCTGCACCATGAATTTAAAACACACCGATCATATGTAGAAGCCTCTGGTCCATTGTTTGGTGCACTGCATAAAATGATCGGTAAAGATGATATCCACAAACATGTTGTTCCACGTAAGGATGTTAACAAACATATAGACGATCAAATTTCTAAGCCACCTGAGCATGATGAGATGGTAGCAAAGTATCCTCATCTAAAAGATCATTTCTATCAACGTGATATTGGTGGTCATAAGCACACTAAAATCATTCTTGGTCATCCAGGAAATGATTATAAGGACAAGAAATAATGTTTGGTCATCCAGTATTCTATTTTTCGTTAATCAGAAAGCATGTAATCCTTGTTGGAACACTGTTCAATGACATTTACATTACGCGAACTGATCCGACTGCTGATAACGAAGTAACCACTCTTATTAAGGTACCAGTTCAATTTGGACCAAAAGAGAAAGCTTTGGCGCGCCTAGATTCTGATCCTGATGCAAACAGACAAACAGCTGTTTTAACGCTTCCACGTATCTCGTTTGAAATGACCAACATGTATTATGATGCATCTCGGCATTTAAACAAAACAGGGTTCGTTGCATTTAAAGATACCAGTCTGCCAAGCAAGTTTACACATCAGTTTAATCCGGTGCCATACAACTTCAATTTTGTTGTATCGATCATGGTTAAGAATGCAGCAGATGGAGCAAAAATTGTCGAACAGATTTTACCGTTCTTTACTCCAGAATGGTTCACTTCTGTTGAGCTCATTCCAGAAACAGGGATATCATACGACATCCCAATCATTCTAGATTCTGTAATGCCAGAAGACTTGTATGATGGTCAATTTGATCAACGGCGAGTTTTGATTTGGAACTTGAATCTAGTCGTCAAAGGATTCTTGTTTGGACCTATCACAAAAAAGCCATACATCAAGTTCTCAAATGCTGTGTTTTATGTTCCAAATGCAAACAGCTCTGCTAATGCTGTTGGCAATACAGATCCAGCTGGCACAATATCTGTTTCACCAGGTTTGTTGTCAAACGGAAGTCCAACAACAAATGTGGCTGCAACAATTGATAGAAATCTGATCAATATTGATGATGATTTTGGATTCATTGTTGAGAATTCTGGAATAGTGATTTTAGAGGAATAACCTATGTCAAATAATTTGCCAATGATAATTGGCCCTGCAACATTACCACAACCACTTCGCGTTCAAGATGTTGAAGATGATAGCTTTACAAGAGACAAAGTAATCAACGCTATTGAACAAGGTGCACATGCTGTTGCACATCTAACAGAACTAGCTTTGCAATCACAAGACGCTGAACATTATGATTCGCTGGCCAAATTGCTAAAGGTTGTTATCGAAGGCAATGAGTCGCTTCTTCGTATTCGTCAAATGAGAGAAAAGATAGCCAATCAGCCTAATGATGATGGTAGTTCAAAAACAATCAATAATCTGTTTGTTGGATCAACTGCAGAACTACAAGATTTGATTGAAAAGGCTCGTGAAGGTAAAAATGGACAAGCTCAATAAAAAAACGTTAACTGTACAGCAATTAGCCAAACGACACAAGAAACCTCTTCGGGCAATTGTTCAAGCAGTTAACGATGGCACAAAAGTAGAAAAAGAACATACCTCATCAACCGCGGTTGCAAAAGAAATTGCAAGAGATCATATTAAAGAGCTTCCTGATTATTACAAGCGCTTAAGAAAAATGGAAAAATGAAGCCTCATATTAGCGACTTTCGTGGTTATCAAGGATCTATACATCTAAAACGTTTTGGTGTCAACGTTGACTGGACACCAGAAATGGTTGAAGAGTATACCAAATGCGCAGAAGATCATTGGTACTTTATAAAGAAGTATGTATACATTACTACTGCAGACGGCGACGAACTACTATTATCTAACCCATATCCATATCAGGTAAACATTATTGATTCGATTGTTAATAATCGAGAAGTGATTGTCGCGACCGCTCGTCAGGCTGGTAAGACAACCAGCTACTGTGCATACATTCTTTGGTATATACTATTTCACAAAAGACGTAATGTCGCTCTTCTGGCTAACAAGGCTGAAACAGCTCGAGAAATTCTTGGCCGTATTCAATATGCATACGAGAAGGTTCCTCATTGGATGCAGCAAGGAATCGTTGAGTGGAACAAAGGATCGATCGAACTTGAAAATGGTTCTCGTGTTCTTGCAGGCGCAACAACAAAAGACTCGTTTCGTGGATTCTCTATTTCTGTCATGTTCATTGACGAGGCTGCTCACGTTGAGAATTGGGATGAGTTCTATACATCAGCATATAACACTCTTTCATCTGGTAAAAAGACGAAGATTGTTCTTGTCTCTACACCAAACGGGTTGAATCACTTCTGGAAAACATGGGACCTAGCACTACAACAAAAGAATGAATTTAAGTACATCAAGGTTGGTTGGTGGGATGTTCCTGGCCGTGATGAGAACTGGAAGCAGCGTACGCTTGCTGCTATGAACTTTGATACACAGAAGTTTGCACAAGACCATGAAGTTGAATTCCAAGGAAGCTCCGGTACTCTTATTGCTGGTTGGAAACTAAAAGAGCTTCATGCACAAATTCCTATTGTTGAAAAAGACAAGTTGACAATGTATGCCAAACCGATTAAAGGGCACAACTACATTCTTGTTGCTGATACATCACGAGGCAAGGGATTAGATTATTCTGCATTCCAGGTTATTGACGTTACTACAATGCCATACATTCAAGTGTGTACGTACAACAACAATTTAATCACACCAATTGACTATGCAGACATTGTTTTTCAAATTGCCAACCACTATAACAAGGCTGGTGTGCTAGTTGAAAACAATGAAATAGGAATGCAGGTTGCAGATACAATCTATGATGATTATGAATATGAACACTTGCTATCAACAGAAAATGCTGGCAGACAGGGAAAACGAATCTCACAAGGATTTGGTGGATCATCAGAAAGAGGGATACGAACAACAAAGACTGTTAAGGCAGTTGGTTGCTCGATTCTAAAACTATTGATTGAACAGAATCAGCTAGTGATCAATGACAATGATACAATAGAACAGCTAAGTCGTTTCTCTAAAAAAGGCAAAAGCTTCGAAGCAGAATCAGGCTGGAACGATGATCTTGTTGTTGGTCTATTCTTGTTTGGATGGTTGTCTGATCAAGGATATCTGAGAGAAATCAATGACATTAACACACTTGCAAAACTTCGAGACAAAACTGAAGAACAGATGTTCAATGAACTAATGCCATTTGGTGTTGTTGATGATCATCATCATTATGAAGAAGATCTCGCCGCACTAAATAACACAGCACCAACGCCGCGCCATTGGATGGATGAAAGCTATTGAACATTCAAATGAATGCCGTTATTTGCTAAATACAGGACGTATCCAATTATAATAACGTCCTGATAAAAGGGAGAATCGCTAATGGCATTTCAAGTAAGCCCAGGGATCAATGTTACTGAAATTGATCTAACAACAATTATCCCAGCAGTATCTACAACGGAAGGTGCTATTGCTGGTGTGTTTCGTTGGGGCCCTGTTGAACAGCGTGTATTAATCGCAAATGAAGATCTTCTAAAAGCGCGATTTGGTCCACCAACAAATTTAAATCCTGAAACATGGTTCACTACAGCGTCTTTCCTTTCATATGGAAATAGATGCTTCGTTTCTCGAGCAGCTGATGTAACCGGAAACAACTTTACACGTGAGCACGTTGGAAACTCAACCAACCTTGCTATCCAAAACGGTACAGCTATTCTAAAGCTTTCAAACACGTCTAGCCTTGCAGCAAACATGATTGTGCTGTATACAAACAATAATGCTGTTCCTGTTGGTTCGAAAGTTCTTTCTGTTAACTCAACAGCAGTCGTTCTTGATGCAGACGCAACCGCAAACGTAACAGCTGTCCAAGTTGTTCTTCGTGAAAATATCACATACACAGCAGTCGCACTACAAGATGACCTAAACTATGATGTCACAGACATTACAGATTGGGATGCTCAGATTGTTAAGAACGAGAACCATTACGTTTCACGTGAAGCAAATGGTCAGTCGTTCGATCTTGCAGCATTGTATGTAGCTCGTTATCCAGGTGATATGGGCAACTCACTTCGTGTGTCTGTTTGTGACTCCGTACAACAGTTCAAGTCGAATCTTGAGTTTATTGCGGAAGGCAATACCCATATTAACGCAACAGCGTCATTCCTTGTTGCTAATGTTGGTTCAAACACGATCAACGTAACAATTAAGCCAGCTGATACTGCAAACGCAACAATGGTTACTTCTGCAAACACAATTGGTGCAGACATTCTTGCTGATATCGCTGTTGGTGATCTTCTACAGGTTGGTAATACACGAATTGGATTCCAGTTCTTACAGGTTACCGGTCTAACGGCTCTTTCAGCAACATCAAACGTGTTCACATTCTCTGTCACATGTGATGATGAGCTTAAGCTGATTGCAAACGTTCAAATGACTTCAACACGTCGTCATTGGGAGTTCTACAATAGCGTAGACGTTCCACCAGAACAGTCTGATTTCGTTGCTGCATTTGGTAACTCTGCTGCAGATGACGAGTTGCACATTGTTGTTGTTGATGAAGGTGGAAAGTTCTCTGGTTCACCAGGAACGATCCTAGAAG